TTGTGGAGGTAGTGATCAGGACTAGGAAATAGCGGTGTCACATTATTAGATTGGGAATGGATTAGCCATACTTCTTACCCTTACGTGGGCGTGTACGGTTAGCTTTAGGGGACTCTAGTTTGCCTTTATTGGGACCTGTATGGGAAGCATCCATACCATCACCATTACCATAAGTACCAAGCTTACGGTTCAGTTTATTAGCGTTAGTACGGATCTTGAGACCCTCTTTAGTTCTGTTGTATTCAGCCTGTTGCTTAAGACGCTTAGCCTTAGCCTTAGGGTTATTCTTGTAGTAACTAGATGTGCGACCCATGTTTCCTTCCGTAAAGGCGTGTTTGGATAAGTTCAGGGTCTACCTTAGGCATGATGGTGGCTAGTTTATCAAGTGGGTTACCGTCATAGGCGACACCGCTGATGTCATTCTTGGATAGCCAATCACAAGCTGCCTTGAGGTCTTGTGTGGTGGCCTCACCGGACTTAATACGAATGAGAAGTTCCTGAGTTACAATGTTATGCAACTCATTGAACATGTCTTCAGTAGCTTTCTTTTTCATTTTTCAACTGCATATAATGCAAACGATTGAGTAATGACATTAGTCATGAGTTGGCCTAATTCACCACCTGGATCACAGGTTTCAGCGTTTGGCTTCATTACTAGGCAAGTGGCTGTAGCTCCAACAATGATAGCTAACTGCACCCCGGTAACCGTAGCAACCAAGGTGAAGGCAGCACGTTTCATCAACCACTCCTCAATACAATTTGATCTAGTTTATTCTCGATGCGGATCATGTGATCCTCCATCTTTTGTAAGGCGTTAGCTAGCTCTTGTCGTGGTACGTACTTCTCAGCTAGACGTAATTCAACGCCATCAATACGCTTGTCAATTTGATCCATACGTGAGGTAGATCGTGAATTGATAGCCAAGACGCCACCGCTAACACCAATGACTAAAGAGATAGCTCCAGCAATAGCAGTTTCAATCATTAGATGTACCCGATGTAAACTTGAACGCCATCAGCACTGACAGGAGTAGCATCTAGTAGTGCGTTACCAGCTGTGATAGAGTAAGCAATACCATTCTTGAAGGTAATACCGCTAGTGAAGTTAATCTCTTTAGAATCATTAGATGGAACATGGATAATAATTATAGGCACATCAGTACCAACAACAGGAGCTGTTGCCTTGTCGTAGAATTTTAGTGCTATAGAGCTACCGCTACCACCACCACCATGTGTATTGTGAATGATGATATTAAAGACAGAGCCAGCACTACCTCTTACTGAGGTTGCATTGGTACTAGCTGTAGAACTTTTGAAATGTGCTTGAGTTGTTACTGGTAGTTCCCTTGAGAATCTACCTGGTGTGATATTGTAAGTAGTACTAGACATTGTCCCTCATTAGTCGGATTAGTTTTTCGGCATACTGAGGATCGGTGGCGTATCGCTCTTGAACTAAAAGTCTGCAGCACTCCTCCGCAGAGGATGCTCTATTGACGCCCTTATAGTTCTTGTAGTCCTTGTACCAGCGTTGTACTAAGTACGATACGCAGGATTGTAGATCAGGGAAGTTAAGGAAACCAGCAGTAATGGTGATCCACTTACCATCAATGAACTCCTTTGTCTCATGGTCAGTACCAGAACCCTTGAGACCAAAGTAGTTATGGGTACCAGAGGTGTGTTTACCATAGCCACTTTCTAATGCCCACTGAGCAGCTACAACTTGTGGGAACTTAGCACCTGCCTTAGAGGCGGCAGTGATAACTCCTTCCCAGGTGTTAGCAACAGGAGCTACGGGTTTCGGAGTACTAGTAGGTCTGAAGGTCATGAACCATCCAGTACCATTACCTTCTACTTCCCAACGTGGTAGCCAGTTCTTCCAGGAGTAGCTAACGTCTTTACCTCCGCTACCAATAGTAACGTACCCTCCGTTGACGTTATCCATCTCACCGTAGGGATCATGGAAGACACCATGTTCTCCTGTGTCACCGATGAGTAACATCCAGTGTCCACCACCAATCGGATTGGATACATGTCCCTTATGGAGGATGCCAGTCGCAACTGGATAGCCGTTCTTAAGTTCGTTAATAAGGTTTTGACGTGTGCCATTGGTGTAGAATGTAGCAAAAACACCGTACTGCTGACAGGCTTTAACTTGACTTGTAGAGGTTGTAGTATCTCCATACTTCAGCACTGTACGGAGGTAATCATCATCTGCATTACTACCCTTGAGGGCATCAGGTAGGAGATACTTGACAGCCATAGCGCATGTTGAGCTAAAGCACATCCGATCTCCATGACCTGTTGCACTATCTGTCTGGGGGTAGTACTGCTTAACAGGAAGCAGTACCATGACTACTTCCCTCTAAACGTACGACGAATACGACGAATGGTGTCATCCTCAGTACGGGTCTTACTGAAGTAAGCAGCAGCCATAGAGATGGCTTGAGTAACGCTATTGGAACGACGCTTCTTAGTCAGACCAAGGTACTCAGAAGCGATAAACAGAGAAAAAAAGGCCAAGGTCTCATAAGAAACCTTGACCCCGAGGATAGTAATCATTGCTAGAAAGTGAGGCTATTAGCTATACCGACCGTTGCCGCGTTCCCAGTCAGCGGCCCAGACTTGAGATGCAGTACGACCAGACAAAGTGAGGTTTTCCAAATAGAAACGATATACGCCAAGGCCAGTTGGAGCACCCCCACCAGCACTGCCAAAGAGCACACCATTGTTGGCCGTATTTTCATAAACACCATTGGCGCCTGTTCCAGAGGCACTGGTCTGCCAATTATTTTCTGATTGATTAACGCAGGTTTTATACTGCCAGGTTCCGCTGTTTTTAGACCAAGCATACCCTAGTCGATAAACGCCTGCAGCTGGAGCCGTATAGCTAAATAAATCACTTCCACCAGACCTAGAGATCTCAAGAAGTCTATTTCCAGATCCACCACGCACAGTTAAAGTTCGATCAGCGTTGGTATTGGACCCAGTTCCCTTGGAAAGATAGGTCTCGTAAAAAGAAAATGCCGTTGGAACGTAGATCCATAGAGAGAAACAGTAGTTTGCAGTTAGGTCTGCAAAGAGCCTTGAGCCAGATGTCTCCAAACTGAGATCAGTATTTCCTGTGGCCGTAACACGACCAGTACTAGGGGAATAAGTGTTACTAGCATTTGAGGCACTAAGCACAGGCCAGCTGTTGTTAGTAAGTGACGTAAAGGTTGTAACCGGCGAACTTTGAGACGACCAAGTGCCGACGTTTTTAAAATCAAAAAGAACTACGCCACCTACGTTAGGAAGAACAGGGTCTTTTTGAAGAATTGGTAGACTAGTATCAGTAAATGCAGTTGTGGTCTTTGTGATGAGTGTCATAGTAAGTTACCAACCGAGTGAATGTAGTTTAGATGCAATTAGCTGTGAAGCAAATTCATTGCCATATGAATTTAGGTGGATGTTATCTCCACGCAAGGCCCTTGGAATAACATCGTTTGCAACGTCCCATGAGCTGTTTGGACCAAGGTTACTTTCCTGTTTACTTGGAAATGCCTGCCCCCAATCGGAAGTATACACGGTTGGGTAGTTAGTTTGTAGCCATGATTCGGCACCATCGATAAAGCTACGGCGTATATCAAACCAGTATTGAGGGAATGCAGCAGCGACAGAATTATTTCTAGCTATGATGGAATCGTAACCAGAGGTTCCTAGCGTGGGGATTGCTGGATCACCATTACTTTCAAGGCTGTATCCACCGTTAAAGCTAGACAGAATCAGAATCCGCTTGCTGAGGTTGCGGATATTATTGATGACCTGAGTATAAACGCTAACATCTGTTTCGCCAAAAGAGCCACCGACACCGTTCCTCCCAAGCCAAAGAACTGATGTGTACTCATTCAGGTCATAGATAGTGCCATCTACGTCATCATCTAAAACTGGTATAAGCGTTACTGGATTGGTGACATTGACAATCGAACCAGCTGTTGATCGCGTGAAGATCACAGAACCACCGTTGTAGTTAAGCGTCCCAATAACACCATTGATACTAAATAGGCCATCTCCTCCTTGGCTTGTCACTGGCGAAGGGTAGAGACCAGTTATACCCACGGCACCTGAAGCTGGAATTTGCCCCCCTACAACGGTTCCAGTCGCAAGCAAGCCTCCCTGCCGTGAAGCAATTTGGACAGAACTTTGACCACCTACCCCTCTAAATCTAATTGCCCTGCCATCGCCAATGCTATTAGCCAGCCAAGGTCCTACTGATAGGCCCACAGTCATGGAGTCGCCCCACATAACTAGGGATTTGGGGGGCACAGCACAAGCCAGCTTACTGCCATCGGTACTCATAACTTGGTAGCTTTGAGTACCAGTCCTAGTGGATGAAAATAAGATCCTAGAAGGCGATTCAGACGTGACAGTAGGTGAAGAATTAGAACCAACAGAAGTTAGCTGAGTCCTAATCCCATTGTTGTATTTAATAATTTGGCTGACGCCACTGACGGCTTCAGTTGCAAAAATGCTATTAGATGTATGAACGGCAGAAACACTACCCAAAGGCGTTCCTGATACTAGTGTTGTGACGTTTAGGGTATCGATTGTTGCATTTGTAGTCTCAAGTTTTGGGATGTACTGGGTGCCGTTAGACTTTATGGCACGGGAAATCCTAAGACTTGAATCAACCTCAACCAGCGGGTAAAAACTTGAAAAGGTAGTATCTCCAGTGCAGTTGACATCCAAAAAGTTTATGTCTCCGCTTTCGATCCTGACTTGACCAGTTGGCTTAATACCCATAGCAAGTCTGTTAGTTGAGTCAACCCAAGCAACAGAATAGGAATGATTATAGACTGGATCACTAGCGGCATTTGCCTCTGGAAATCCAATATCACCATTTTCGATCCTGACCACGCCCGTAGGTTTGATACTCATCGCCAGTCTATTATTAGAGTCTACCCAGGCGACTGAGTAAAGAGCATCATAACTAAGATCACTCAGTAAAAACGAAAAGAATGCTTGGCTAGGATAAATAGAAATCTGCACAGCAGAACCACTTGTATTCCTGTAAAGAATCAAGAAGTCATTAGTGTTAGCGCTAAATACCTTGAAATACTGTCCGTCAGTCGTAGCAGCAAGCCCAAGTGCTATAGTAGCGAAAACTCCCGAGTTCAGTAAGGCATCGTTCCTTGCTACTTCAGCAGCTGTCTGCGCAATTAGGGCACCGCTTTTAGCAAGTTCGGCACCAGTCCTTGCTGTCTCTGCTCCAGTCCTTGCTGTCTCAGCCCCGGTCTTAGCAGTTTCTGCTCCAGTCCGAGCAGTTTCTGCTCCAGTCCTGGCAGTCTCGGCACCCGTCCTAGCAGTCTCCGCTCCAGTCCTAGCAGTTTCAGCGGCGATACGATCTTGCTGAGTATCATAATCAACATCGATCCACTGACTACCATTGTAATATCTAAATTGGTAGGAAGGAAGGTTGATATAGTAATCACCGTTTTGGAGTGGTGATCCACCTGGCCTGGTTGCTGGATTCGCAGAGGCTCCGCCAAGATAATAGGTGTTGATGTAACTATCAACGTAGCCCTTGGTAACCAATGAGTTTGCTACCGTCGCGGGACCAATGTTTAAGATTTCATTGCCACCCATGTTCAGGTCTCCAACCATTGTGTTGGAGCCATCGATATCTAGGGCGTTATTGTTAACTTCTTGGGCTACATACAGGTTCTGAGTGAAGTTATCATTCAGGTCCTTAGCTCGAATAGCAGAACCAGAAGAGAAGACAGCTGACAGTGCCTCATCATCAGTATCACGATAGATACGAATGGAGGTTCCATTAGCAGGTGCATTACCTGCAGTAAACAGAACCTGACCACCTGTCTTAGTTGTATAATTAAGGCTCTGTAGGTTATAGTGAGTACCTGCAGTCTTCAGTACTCCACCAACAGTAACCTTAATATCAGTAGATTCAAGCCACTTAAAGGTGAAAGAAAAGGGTCCTAAGTTGGACCCATTACCAGTGAATGTATTTTGTGTAGTTGCCATTTAGGGTTATCGGTACATTTGGGTTAGTCGCTCAATCTCTGCTTTACGACGATCAGCAGCCCTGGCAG